TCGATGTTCGACTCGTCGACGCTTGCACAAAGGAATAAAAAATGGCTCGCGATCTGGAGATTCAAACGAACAATGAACGCAACAGCGATGGACATTCGCTCGCCGTCGCAGCGGAAAGCGATGAAGCTCATCGAGGCAAGAAGACGCGCGGCGCGCGAGTGGCTACAGGACAACCCGAGAGTGCAGCAACTCCGCTTGCAACGGATATTGCAACGGATGGCGGAACACCAGTGATGCACTCCGCACCGGAGGCGCTGATCGGCGCAATTCACCGCGCGCTATCTAACCCCGCGATCACGCCGGATCAGATCGACCGCCTTTTTCTGTATCAGCAAGACGCGCTGGATCGAAGTGCCCGTGGCGCGTATGCGGCGGCACTCGCGCGGATGCAGACGGAGCTCCCGATCATTCAGGAGCGTGGCGGCATTCGCGATCGCGCAGGGAACGTGATGTCGAGGTACGCGCTGTGGGAAGACATCGTGGGCGTCGTGACGCCCGTGCTCTCCCGTCACGGGTTCAGTCTGAGCTTTCGCACCGGTAATGGGGACGGCTCCGTCACGGTGACCGGCGTGCTCACGCACGCGCTCGGCCACGAGGAGCGCACGTCGCTCACGCTACCAATCGACACCTCGGGTGCGAAGAACGCGGTGCAGTCGATTGGCAGCTCGACGAGTTACGGCAAGCGCTACACCGCAAGCGCCCTTCTCAATCTGCGCAGCGGCGCAACGGAGGATGACGACGGCATCGCCGGCGGAGGTCTAGCGCGAATCAGCGCGGCGCAAGCCGCCGAGGTTGAGGCGTTGATCGACAGTGTTGGTGCGAATCGCGCCGCGATGCTGGATTGGCTGAAGGTGCGCTCGGTCGAGCTCATCCCGCTCGCCAAGTTCGAGGCGGTGAAGTCGCGTCTGGAGGCAAAACGAAAATGAATGCTCAAAACACCGACGCCTGGCGTCTTGATCGCGTGGGCAAAGTGACGGCGAGTCGCATCGCCGATGTACTTGCCAAGACGAAGACCGGCTGGGGAGCGAGTCGCGCCACCTATGCGAACGAACTCTTCGCCGAACGCATGACCGGACTGCCGCTTGATCGTCGCTTCGACACGCCGGAGATGCGCTGGGGTCGGGAAACGGAGTCACAAGCGCGCGCCGTGTATGTCTTTGAGCGCGACGTCGAGGTGACGGAAGTCGGGTTCATTCCGCATCCGTCGATACCGAATGCAGGAGCCTCCCCCGATGGGCTCATCGGCAACGATGAGACGGGCGGCATCGTCGAGATCAAGTGCCCATCGACGGCACATCACCTCGACGTTTTGGAGTCAAAGACGATTCCGTCACGCTACGTGCAGCAAATGTACTGGCAAGGCGCGTGCACCGGCCGTCGATGGGGACACTTCGTCTCGTTCGACCCAAGGATTGAGGAGCCGTTCCAGCTTTTTGTTCAAAGAATTGACTTCGATGCGGACGTCACCGCCTCGATGGAAAAAGATGTTGCAGTGTTCATCGCGGAAATTGACGAGCGTATCGCGCGCCTCCGTCAATTTCGCCGAGTAAGCGCTGCGGCATGAGGCGGGAACTTTTTTTAGGATGGAATGATGAGCAGTCACAACTACGCAAACGGACAGGTCTGGTTCACCACTAAACAGGTCGCCGCTCGCTTCAAGGTAAGCGTGCCGACCATTTGGCGCTGGGTTTCCAATGGAAGGTTTCCAAAGCCCGTAACAATCACCGCCCGCGCCTGTCGCTGGTCGGAGTCTGCGCTTTTTGAGTTCGAGAAAGACGTGGCGCGTCGTAACAACGGAAATCAAAAAATCGAAGGCATCCGATGAACACAAACATAGAGCCACAGGTCAAAAAAAGAGTACCGGCGAGAGCAAAAAAGCTGCTGCCTAGTGAGCCGGAATTTTGCGATTGGGTTTTGAACGCGAACTTCGGCGAGTCAATTGTTTATTACCGAGGGCATTTGGCCCGCGATCGCATCGCAGGTGATGGAGTCACCCCGGAGACGGCTCGCCGCACCAACTCGGTTGCAATGCGTGCGTTTGATGCTTGCGACAGCGGCCTTGTCCAGCTTTACAGCAAGAAGCACGCGCTATTTGACTACGAATATTTGGCGGTTCGCATAAACACTTGGATGCGCCCCGATAAAGTCCGAGATTTACTCGACACCACACTTATCGCGAACGGTCGCGGCGGATATACAAAGAGCTTTGCGTCAACCAAGAAGGAGTAAACCATGACGACTCATTTGAAATTTGGCGCGCGATTGCGACGCATTCGAAAAGAAAAGAATTTGACGCAAACGGCGCTCGCCGAACAAGTCGGCTGCCTCCAAGCGCGGATTTCTCAACTGGAGCGCCACGATCACCTGCGCCCGAACGCAGAGCACGCACAAGCCCTTGCGCAAGCGCTGGGTGTGACCGTGACGGAATTGATGGGCGAGCCGCCGCAGTTTGGCCCTCGCCTTAGAGCGCTTCGCAAAGCAAAGGGGCTCTCAATGAAGGCGCTCGGCGCGCGAATGGGGTGCTCGTCTACGCGTGTGCGGCAATTCGAGATGAAACAGAAGCTGCCGTCTGAGAGCCGACTCGTTGCTCTTGCCGAAGCGCTCGGCGTTTCGATGTCCGAACTGCTTGGCGAAACGGTGACGGGCGTCACGCTGCCCGCACCGAGGCGCGCACCGAAGCCGCCACAGCGCCTCCCGCTGTTGCGCCGGTGTCTCGCCGCCGTGACGGCGGCGCTGAAAAGGTCGATCCGGTGGGCATCAGCCAACGACCGTCAAGGCGCGACCTGAAGGCGAGCAAAAAGTCATCGCAATTGCGAAAACCGTCGCTCATCGCTGCTATTGCCCGTACCGCAAGAAGTGAGCGCTTACCGCAACAAGTGAGCGCTTACCGCAACAAGTGAGCGCTTACCGCAAGAAGTGAGCGCTTATCGCAACAGTGGAACGGCCTCTGGGCGTTTTTAGTTGCCAGCCGACCGTTTGGACGATCTTGACCGGCCACCTTTTGGCGTCGGAAAGTTTCCCGTGTCCGCGCTGCGCGTTAATTGCTCAATACCCTCGGCGCGCCGTTTAGCAAAAAAGAGATCGACGACCTCCTTGTCGGCCACGACCCGCTTGCCCAATTTGTAGGTAGGAATCGGACACCGACCCTCGTAAATTGCGTTTCGCAACGAGGCAAGAGTTATGCCGCACAGATCGGCAAGCTCCTCCAGACTTAACCAAGGGCGATCCATAAGCGTTTCAGTTCCTCGATTGCTCACAAGCGACGGTCAATGTCGCAGCGTCAACGGGGCTGAGACAACAGAAGCGATGTCGGGAAAAACCGGCGCTTTTACCGTTTCGTGGCTCGGGTTTAAACCCAATTGAACGACCGCGAGGCGGCGCGTCCAGCGGACTGAACCGAAGTTTTCCGCTTAATGTTTCTGTCGCGAAAAACCGTGAAAACACCGTTTTTCGCATCGGCCCGGTAGATTGGCGGGCTGGATGGGGGGCAATCTTCCGCAGCTGGTAAAAAACCTTTATAAATCAAAGGGGAATGGCGGAGAGAGTGACTGCAAATGCGGGTGCTATCAGAAGCTCGCTTTTAGTCTCAGTTAATCTCATCCCGTGCGTGAAACCTCAATAAAAACCGGCATTTTCGTCACTTTTCACCCCCCTACGTAGTCGCATAGAGTCTCACTTGCTTGCTTTCAATCGCTTCGCCGTTGGGGGGCAGGTTGGTGACTGCCTCCGGCTGAAAAGTCCTAACATCAGCTGGACTCCTGCCGCCGACGATGCGAGTTTAGCGGAACAGGGGCTCGGTGCCGAGCCAAGTTGGCCGACCCGACCGCTGGTAGCGACCCTGCTCCGACCGCCGCCCAGAGCGCCTTTGGGGCACGTGAGTCGCAGGACGCGACAGAGGTGACAGGAGATGCCGAGAAAAGCCGAAGAGTTGTCCGCGAAGGCGGTTCGCGATCTGACGAAGCCGGGGCGGTACGCCGTCGGGGGGGTGCCGGGGCTTTTGCTCCGGGTGACCGACACCGGGAGCCGGAACTGGTTGTTGCGCATTCTGTTTAAAGGGCATCGGCACGAGATCGGCCTTGGCGGTTTCCCCGAGGTGTCGCTCTCAAATGCCCGCGACCGGGCACGGGAGATGAACGCACAGGCCCGTCGGGGGCTCAACCCCCTGGTCGAGCGCGCCCGCGAAGTCGTCGAAAACACCGATCGCAGCTCGCGCGCCATCACTTTCGAAAAATGCGCGCGAGAGTGCCACGAGCTGCGCAAGTTGGAGTTTAAGAACCCCAAACACTCGGCTCAGTGGATCAAAACGCTGGAAAACTACGCGTTTGAGCAGCTCGGCGGGATGTTTGTCGACCAGATTGAGAGCCGCCACGTCATCGCCGTGCTGAAACCCATCTGGGGCACGAAAACTGAAACTGCGGCCCGCGTTCGCGGCCGCATCCAAGCGGTGCTCGCCTACGCGAAAGCGATGAAGTACCGAGACGGGGAGAACCCGGCGGTCTGGGCGGACAATCTGAAATTGGTTTTGCCGACACCGCGCAAGGTAAAACGGGTGCAACACCACTCTCGCCTACCGGTCGCCGAGCTTCCCCGCTTGATGGCCGCACTCGTGCGCCGCGAGGGCGTCGCGGCGCGCGCCCTTGAGTTCACCATCCTTACCGCCGCGCGGGTGTCCGAAGTTCGCTTTGCGAAGGCGCGAGAGTTTAACCTTGAGAAACGCATCTGGACGGTGCCGAGTGATCGGATGAAGGGCGGCCTTGTTCACCGCGTCCCGCTCTCCGATCGAGCGGTAAAAATCCTGCTGGAGACCGGCCAGCTCGACAAAGGTGGCCTCGTCTTTCCGGGGACGACCAACCACGGAGCGCTCTCGGAGAACACGCAGAACGATGTGATCAAACAACTGCACGAGTTCGACGTTGCCGTTGAGGGGCCGGGATTCTTCGACCCGGATAGCGAGCGGATCGCCACTGCTCACGGAATGCGCTCCACCTTTAAAGATTGGGCGCGCACGATGACGAGTTTTCCCGATGAGGCCAGCGAGCTTTCTCTTGCGCACGTGAACAACGACTCAACGCGCTCGGCCTACGCGCGCGATGAGCTGCTCGATATCCGCCGAACGATGATGGAGCAGTGGAGCCTTTTTTGCCTACCTCCGAAAGCTGAGAACGTTGTCGTGCTGGCCGCCCATCGGAAGGGTTAGCTGCCCGACCTGCTCAAGCTCGTGCGGTAGTCGACTACAGCCGCAGGCGACTGATTCGAGCGCGGCGTGGCT